ACTGGTGAAAACGCAACCCACGCCACTAACAGGACTTTTAGCCAATGCGACATCACGCGGCTCCCTGCTTTTTGAGTGAAGTTAGATGAGGCATGCGCCATGACGGCATGTTCGGATGCAAGCGCTGCCAGCGCGCTTCCTCTATGCGATCAGCAATGTATGGGATCAGGATGTGCCGCACGAAAAACAGGACGCTAAGGGTCCAGCATGTGAAGAGAAGCGACAGGACCAGCGATATCATCAGGCGACCCCATCTTGAGAGGCCAGATGCTCGCTCACATAGTCCAGATAAACTCGGCCAAACCATTCTCCGGCGAGAACCCATTTGCCGCGCGAGACGCGCCGAATGTCCAAGCCATAATAATCTTGCAAATCGAGCAGCGGCCGATCGTTGGTGCGGCTAAATTCGATCACGCGCCCCTTGCTCGCTTGGAAGCGGTCATAGATTGCGCGGAGCTTGCTGCCCTCGCTCGGAATGGCATTGCGCGGCGCGTGGCTTTTGCGCCCGGTCTTGAAGAGGCTGGCGGGCGCGGATCTCATGCGACCGAATCCGTTTCGGCCGGCGCCATACCCCACAGAGACGGCGGTGCGTTCTTTCCGATGGCGGCGAGAGCCGCGCTGATCGCAACATAGGTGTTGGCTGGGAACTGACCGGACAGCGGCCAATTGGCTGCGGCCGAGTATTTACGGCCGGTTAAGCGCGCGACGGACTTGGTTCCACCGAGCGCCGTGACAACCTCGCGGGTCGTGGTAAGTTTGGAAACGTCATTTCGCATACCGTCTTTTTATACAATTTTTTTGGAAAGTCAATCGTCAAACAATGACGGATTTGCCTGACGAGGGTTCAGTGACAGATTCCCGCCGCATGGCGATAAGGGAAAAGGGTGGCAAATGGGCACCACATTCAGTACGTTTGAGGGTGCTAAGGTGTGCCCTGTTCGACGAAAAATCGACCAACTTTGCCAAAAGGCTAAAGGTATCGCCGCAGCGATTGGGCAACATGGAGAACGGTTTCCCGCTCTCCATAGATGTCGCGAATAAAATCAGATTGGCGGCGCCAGGTATTACGCTGGATTGGCTGTATCACGGCGAGGAACGCGCGGTTCCCATGGAAATGCTTACGCGCTTGCGGAAAGAGGCGCTGAAGAAAGAACACCAGCGCCCCGATTAGATTTACCGAGCGGAGGTTAGTCCGTCCGCCTTCGCAGCACTGGCAAAAATGCTGTTCCCCTGGAAAATTGGCGACGGAACGACGATCGCCAACACTAGAGCCGCGCACAGCCACAATTTGGTAGTTCTCAACATGCCCGACTGAGGCTGTGGTGGCTGATCCGCCTCGACTGCCCCCACGGAACCCGGCTTAGAACCCTCCGACAGGAACCCGTCCAGCAATTTCATGCTGAGCTGGAGGATCTTTCTGGCGTCATCAATGTCGTCAGGTAGCGTAGATGCAATGGCAACCGCCTGTCTGCGGTGCCAGCCGTCATCGACTGTCATGACCAATTCCCCTGCTTTTTGAGTGATCGTGCCGGTCGTTCCAGTTGGGAACCCCCGCCAGCACAATTTAGACGATGGCATTCCAGCGCTGCGATTGCAACAAAATTTCGCCCCAATGCATTACAAATTATTTTTAGCTTAGGGGTTGCGTTTACAAATTTCTTGGAGTAGATTCCATCCATCGACGAACCAGCCGGCACCCGCCGGGGATGATGGAGACGGAAAGATGCAGCGTACCAGACACAGCTATTTCCTAGTCATGCAGGATTTTGACGATCTCGGCCTTGAAGGGATCGCTCACCCGGAGCTTACCCGCCGCGACATCGTTTCGAGGCTGGCATCCGGCGAATACAAGCATGTCGTTTTCATCCATCGAGTTGAAGACGGCTTAGTTGAGGACGTGACGGATTCCCTGTTCGATGAAGCCGAAGTGCTCGCTCGGGAGGTTGCCTGATGAAATCCTTCCTCACCCGCCACTGCCTCGACGCCACTGACGTTCGGGACTTCGTTGTCATTGTTTTGTTTATCGGATCGCTTGGCCTTTGGGCGGCGATATTGGGAGGTTAGGTCATGGCTTCCGCCAAACAGATCGAGACAGCCCAGCAGTACGCAGACCGGCTTTTGTCCTTCTGGCAATTGCAACGTGCGGCTGGGATTAAACCCGAGTTTCGCAGGCTTCCCGCCAATGACAGCTTAGAGCGGGACCTAGAGATCATCCGCCAGTGCATGGAGTGTCAGTCATGAATATCGCAATTCGTACTTCGCAGGAAGTCGCAACGATCCGCCCGCAGTTTGACGGGAGCCAAGTCGATCTTATCAAGCGGACCATCTGCAAAGGTGGCACCGACGACGAATTGAAGATGTTTCTGCATCAGGCGGAACGCACCGGGCTGGACCCACTCACCCGTCAAATTTACGCGGTTAAGCGGTACGACGCGCAAGCCGGCCGCGAGGTCATGTCCATTCAGGTCAGCATTGACGGCTTTCGGCTGATTGCCGAGCGCACGGGCAAGTATGCCGGTCAGGTTGGTCCGTTCTGGTGCGGTCAGGACGGCCAGTGGTGCGACGTTTGGCTTTCTGACGCACCGCCGGTCGCGGCTCGGGTTGGTGTCATTCGCAGCGATTTCAAGGAACCGTGCTGGGGCGTTGCCCGGTTCAAGTCGTATGCCCAGACCAAAAAGGACGGCACACCGACCCGCATGTGGTCAGTCATGCCCGATGTGATGCTCGCGAAGTGCGCCGAAAGTCTCGCGCTGCGCAAGGGCTTCCCGCACGAACTAAGCGGCCTCTACACCAGCGATGAAATGGGACAGGCGGCGGACGAGCGACCGGCGCCAACCTACGAGCGCGTTCCTGACTACGACGCGATAACCGGCGAGGTGTTCCCGCCAGATCAGAAAATCACGGCGGAGCAGATCAAAACGCTTCTCGCGCTCTTTGACGAAACCAACGCCGACAAAATCGCGTTCTGCCGCTACTTCAAAATCGGTTCTGTTGCTGATCTTCCGCCCCGAGATTTTGCCCGCGCGGTTTCCGCTCTCGAAAAGAAAAGGTCGCAGTGATGGAACAGATCGTTCAAGGCTCCGACGCATGGAAAGCCCTTCGGCTAGGCAAGGTCACGGCCTCAAAGGTCGCTGACGTGGTTGCCAAGACCAAGAGCGGCTACAGCGCCAGCCGAGCGAACTACGCGGCGCAGCTTATCGCGGAGCGCCTGACAGGGACCCCGGCAGAGACGTTCACCAATGCAGCCATGCAGCACGGCACGGAAACAGAGCCAGAGGCGCGCGACGCTTATTGCTTCTATCAAGGCGTAACGGTCGAACAAGTCGCATTTGTACCGCATCCGAAGATCGATCAGGCCGGATGTTCCCCTGACGGTCTGGTCGATGCTGACGGGCTCGTGGAAATAAAATGCCCCAACACGGCCACGCATCTAGAGACGCTGATCGGCCAAGCCGTGCCCGCCAAATACGAAACGCAGATGCAATTCCAGATGGCCTGCACCGGCCGCGCTTGGTGTGATTTCGTCTCCTATGACCCGAGAATGCCGGAAAACATGCGCCTGTTTATCAAGCGTGTCCATCGGGATGACAAGCGCATAGCCGCACTGGAAACTGAAATCGCCTCTTTCCTTTCGGAACTGGCTGCCAAGCTATCGGATCTGAATAGCCTCTACGGTTTGCAGGAAGCCGCCTAATGCGCGAACAGATCGACGTTAAGGAAGCACTTCGCCTTTACCACACCTGGCGAAACTGGCGGGAAGTCGCAAAGCGGCTGGTTCGCAAGAACGGAATGCAGTTCTGCGCCGATGCAGTCCAAAGCGCCGTTCGTAAATACGACCGGATTGAAACGACATGACAGCCTTCCGCGCCACGTTCTCAGATATGAAGTTGGTCAAGACGCGCCAAGTCGCGCAATTGATCTTCGAAATTCCTTTGGCTGAATTTGACATGGCTTATGAAGTTCTTGGCGGGATGCCCAACCCCGCTAACGAACGCTGGTTCGGCATTGCCGCAATCAAGGTCCGCGAGGCGATGGTCAAGCCCGACCAGGAATCCGCCCCCGCTCCTGACCGGGCGAAGCCTGCAAAGCGAGACTGGCGCGACATTGCGCCTTCGCAGCAAGCGGGCATTCGCATCGGAGAGCCATCCTTTGCGGCTTACCTGAAAGAGCACCATCCCGACGAATGGCACGAAACCGGCGACGCCGATGCATGTCTGAAGATGATCCTGCGTATCGAGTCCAAGACGGAACTTAAGACAGATCCAAAGCGCATGACGCTTTGGCATCAGATCGACGAGCATTACCAGGCTTGGAAGGCCCTAGAACATGCTTAGACAGAGAGAGCCGCGACAGCGCGACGAACGGCACCTGGATTATATCCGGTCCCTTCCCTGCTGCATTTGCAAAGACGACACGAGCACGGAAGCGGCGCATATCCGAACCGCATCCCTAGCGCACGGCAAAAACCATACGGGCATGCAAGAGAAGTCGAGCGACAAATGGGCGCTCCCGCTCTGCAACAAGCATCATCGCGAACAGCACACCATGAACGAAATGGCGTTCTGGAAACAATACGGGCTCGATCCATTCATGCTGGCAATTTCATTGAGGTCACGATGACGGACTCTCACTCTTATCCTGACAGAGAGCATGCCAAGGTTGCTGACTGGTTGGAAGATCAGGCCAGAATTGCCACGAATAGCCTGCATTGTGGAGATAACTCGGGGACGATCCAGCGGACTCATGCTTGGGCTAGGAAGCTGGAAGCTGCAGCGCTTCACCTACGCAGTGTTGCCCAAGGATCGCTGCCTCCCCTTTTGGATCGGGGCGAACTTGTCAGGCTTCTCCAAGACCTCGCTTCCGTAAACCTGTCCATGGAAGCCTGCGAGCGGCAGGCCAACAGGATTGCCGACGATCTAATCGCGCGGGGTCTCACATTCACATCGACAGCACGCGCAATCCTCCCCGGCCATGACGAAACGATGGCGAACCTCGATGCGCTAACGATAAAATCGACAGATCCGCGATGTACCTGCGCCGCCATCGTAAATCCAAACATCCCGCATGCGCGGACATGCCCGCTGTTCTCCCCGGAGAGCCAGCCATGAGCGACCTGATTTGGATCGGCAATACGCTTTTGCCGCGGTGGTTCGTTTTCTGGGCGATCGGCATTTTCGTGGTGCTTTGCGTCGGTGCGTTTGTGATTCTAACTGACGATAGGGGCCGGTGATGGTCTGGACCTCAGCAAATGGCCCCAAGTGCCCTGTCTCGCCGGAGGATCGCGATGAGATCGTGGACAAACCACCTTTCCGCGAAGGCGATATCGTCCGCATCAAAGGCGAGGATCATCTTGGCCTGCATCGGATCGACGAATGCGAATGGTTTGATCGCACCTCGCTCGGCGTTCCGGCGTACTGGCTTTGCGAATGCACGCAGATTCGAGAGCCGGTTGACTGGTCAAAATACAAGCCAGGAACAACGGGAATAGTCACCGGATCATCTTGGCGAGGATCGGCCGAACACCTCGCGTTGACGCGGCCAGAGCGGCACAGCCCAAAGCCACGCGCGGATATGCGACAGATTTTCAGCGACGGGGATAACACCCACAGATATCCGGATGGAAAATGAAAGAGATCGAGCGATTGATCGTGGATTATTTCGAGGCTGCCGGTGCGGATGTCCTCGAAGAGGGCCTGGAATGGTTTCTCAGTCTCTACGATGAAGGCCCGGCGATATCGCTAACCGCGCTCGCACTCGCGCTGTCTTCGCAGGAGCGTCAGGAATGAAATTCGCGAGCAAGATCGCCGCAATTTACTTAGCTCTTGGTTTTCTGACCATGGCGCATTGGGAATTTGTTTGGCTCAAAGGTGCGCCATCATACCAGGGGTGCAATAGAACATGCGCCACGTTAGTTATCGGACCCACCATCGTTATTACATGGCCGGCATACTGGACGGCGATGTACCGATTAGGCCCGTGGGCGTGGCTCCCATCAACACAGGTCGAGTGATGGAAACCGAACACGCCAAGGAGATCAGGACCCATGGCATCTAGTATCCTGATTTCTGCCTTTGGCGGCCCTATCCTTCTGATTCTGTATCTCATTCATGCCGAACTGAAGCGCATTTCCGGCTTGCTGGATTTGAAGCCTGACGATGTTTTAAGGTACGTTGACGAATGCGACTGCGGCGCAGGTGCTCGGCCATCTGAAGAGCATGACATCTCATGCCCTAAGGCAGTTTCGTGACACACAAACAATACAGCTGGCACATCGCGCCGGACGGTTGCTACCGCAAAGGCGAGAAGGCAAAGGGGGAATAGATGACTGACTGGAAGCCATCATGCGACGCGCCCGAGGGCGTCGTTGTCGAAACAAAACTTCAGGATGAGAAGGGCGATCGTAACCACGGCCCACTCAAACGTCAGGGCAATCTTTGGTTCACGCCGGACGGGGCAATGTACGTCTATTACACGCCGACGCACTTTCGCATTCCGCAGGAGAACGCCGATGCCTCGTAACATCTCATTTTCGATGACGACGCCGCAATTCTTGGATGGCTCCAAGGATGTCACGCGGCGCATGGGCTGGGAAAATCTCAGGGCCGGCGATGTGCTCCGCGCGGTTGAAAAGTGCATGGGCCTTAAGAAGGGCGAGAAGATGAAGCCACTAGACATGATCCGAGTGGTGAGCGCGCGCCGAGAGATTCTCGATGAAATGACGCGGAATCCGGATTACGGGCTTGTGGAATGCAAGCGCGAGGGTTTCCCCGAAATGGTGCCGTCAGAATTTATCGAGTTCTTTTGCAAGGGACACACCGGAGCGTTCCCGAAGCGGACCATCACCCGTATCGAGTTCGAACGGCTACTCGTTGATGTGTCCGCAGCGGGGGACTCAAAATGAGCGAAGTAGATTTCAGGAAGGCCTATGCGGCAGAGGTCAAAGCGTCGGCCGAATCCAAAGCCCGCTGCAACGAGCTGATCGAATGGACCGAGCAGCAACGGCAGGCGGCGCTAGCAAGCCACGCCGGGCAACTGCGGAATACCCTCGCCTTCAAGGCTGATGTGGACGTTCTGGTGAAGGCGCTGAAGCACTCCTATGCCAGATTTGAGCGTTTGGCCGCTGAGTTCGACAAGTCCGGAGACAGCGTCAATTTTGCCTTGTGCAGCCGAGACGCTTCGATGGCGGCTGACGTCCTCAGTCGTGTGGGAGGAGCGCGCCATGACTGACATTGTGCAGTGCTCTGTTTGCGGGAACTACAGAGGACATTGTGGTTACCCGAACCGCTGTCCAAATCCGAATAAAGCCAATTTCGAACGGCTTCGGCACGCGCTGGGCGACATCCGAATTTGCGCCGCTGGCCCCGGTGATAGGCGCGCCATTGTAGACAAGGTTTACGAGATCGCTACCCGCGCGCTGCGCGGCGATTCTACAAGATAGGTAAAACAGCTATGACATTCCTCGAATTTATTGGCCCGACGAAGGCCCTGATCTACGGTCTAGCCGGCGGCTTTTTGATCGGAGTTCTCTTTTCGATTTGGTGTTCGGTGTCCACAAGGAAACCGCCGTCCTGCGCTTGCGGCGCGGACCTAGACCAGCCGGACCTGCACGACATTTCGTGTCCATACGCGCTCCCTCAGGCAGAACGACCATGACCCTGCCGGCCGTTTATAAGCCCCACGAGGTCGCCGAACATTTCGGCTGGCCTGAAAGATTTGTACGAAGCGAGGCGATGCGCCTTGGCGCGTGTCGCGGTTCAGGGCATCGTATGCGGCTGCTGGACGAAGATGTCAGGAAGATTTTGGAGGCGAACAAGTGCCCGTCAAGCTCATCAAGCGTCACGGCGTCTGGCATATCGACGACACTCTTGGCCCGCCTGGCCGGCGTCTCCACGTCCGCCAGTCAACCAAAACCGCCGACAAAGCGAAGGCCCAGAGGTTCGCTACCGACATCGAAGGGAAAATCTGGAACGGTCATTTCGATGGTCCGACAGCAATCCTGACGTTCGGCGAGGCGGTGAAGCTGTATCGCGCCGCCGGCAAGGACAACAAGTTTTTGGAGCCGGTCGAGAACTATCTGAGGGACTGGCTGGTCAAGGACATCAAGCCGAGCACGCTGAAGCAGATGGCGATCGAGCTATTCCCCGGCAACTCCGGCGCCAGCATGAACCGGCGCGCGCTGACTCCGGCGCAGTCGGTCATCAATCATTGCGCCGAGGCCGAACTTTGTCCGCCGCTGCTGATCAAGAACAGATTCGAGGAAAAGGGCGAGCCGAAAGACCCGGCGACAATGGAATGGGTTAGCGCCTTCCGGGGCGAGGCTGGGCCGATCTTGGGCACCTATGCGCTATTCATGTTCCTGACCGGATGCAGGCCGTCGGAGGCCCTAGCGATCGATCCTGTGAGGGATCTGGACCTAGAGGCCGGGACCGCCATCATCAGGAATAAGAAAGAGCGCGGGCAGCACAAGGGCAAGCGCAAGGCACATCTGCCGGCAATGCTTGTCGCGGCGCTCGCCAATATGCCGGTCGAGGAAGGCCGACCGCTGTTCTGGTATCGCGACCTGAAGGTTGTCAGATGGCCATGGGATCAGGCCGTCAAGCGCGCGAAGATCCAACTTCTCACGCCACACTGCTGCCGCCACGGCTGCGTCACGCAATTGCTGCGCCGAGGGATCGATCCGGTGACGGTCGGATGGCTGGTCGATATGACGCCGGAAATGGTGATCGAAACCTATGGTCACGCGATGAAGGACGCCACGCTGACCAATCGAATTATTGACACGCCATTGACACGCGCGATTTCGGAAGTGGCTGAAAACATAGGAAAGACCGGCACTTACGGGAAGTAGCGTATTCCACCGGAAGGAAGCAGTTAAAATATGCCCGGCCCGAAAAAGCGCAATGAATCAAATGGGTAAAATATTCGTAATGTCGGGAGCGTGCCAAAACTCGCGTGAACGATATGAGAACTTTCTGACGGATTAACACGTAATTGACACGCGGCTGTTCCCCAGCCGTTCACGGGAGAAACCAGATGGAATTTGAGGAAAGCCGCCGCCAACTGATCGCGCTGCGCTCAAAGCTCGGAGCCCTGACGCCAGCCGGGCACCGTTGCTCCAATCTTGTCGAGCAACTGGACGCCATGCGGACGGCCCAGGGCGACCAGCGCAAGCACCTCGCCAAGGGCATAGAGCGGCAGATGGCGGAACTGACCGAACTCACGCACAATGCAGAGGAGTGAGAGATGCCAACGATCACCTTAGCCGGTATGGCCTTCATCATTTTAGGCGGCATCCTTGTGGCCTTCACGCCCAAGGAAAGGATTGTGAATGTGGTCTCTGCCCCATCATGGGGAACCATGATCGCCGTGATGAACGCAGAGGGCACGATCGCTTCTGCCGCGACGGTTCCCTTCGGTGAGTCTGGGAAGGTATTGGCTTGGGATGCCGGCAAGAAAATGTATCGCTGGGTCGAAGCGCCTAGCGATCCTCAGTAGACACGGAGAGTCCCCGAATGCCTGCGCGTGGGCACCGGGCGTCGGTTGGACGGCGAAACACTCTGATCCAACAGAGGCTCTAGGCTCTGCCTGTATGGGGCAGCAGCGGGTGGAAGCCCCGCACATTCGAAATAGGAGCGAAAGACCATGGAAAGCGACGACGAGCCGATCGATCACGACAGGATGCAGCGTGAAATGCCGAGCCCCACCGAAGCAATGCTGGAAGATCCTCGCTTTGAGGCGATTTGGCAGTGCATCAAGACTTGGGACATCAACGTCCCGGCGGCATACGGCGGCTATTGCGGAGCGACAGGAAGTCACGTCCGGGCGATATTGGACGCCCTGGCCCCGCTCTCGAATGGGGAGCGAAAGTGAGCGAGACAATTGCAGAACTACTAGCCAAGACAACTATCGAAGATTACGCGCAGATTTTTGACAAGGCTGCAGAATTTTCCGCATTTGATACAGGAATGTCCCCGATCAATCTGCACCCAACAACATGGCGTCGGTTAGCTAAGGCTCTGCGGTCGGCGCCACCCGAGCAATCCTGACCGACGAACGCGAGATCCCAATGTGCGAGACGTGCCGCGATATTCTTTCTGAAGGTTTGGACCTGTGCGTCCGTGCCCGCGCTATGGACGCACAGGATAGAACCGACGCGCAGATCGCTATATCGTCAGCGCCAAAAGAATGGTGGGATGAGAACCTTGGGCGTCGAGCGGCACGCCACAACGCTATGTTTCCGGATCAGCCAATGACGACCCGGAGCGCCACTCTTCCTCTGTGGGTTCAGGATCAGTATGAGAAGGATCTGGCTGAGTGGGAACGTAAAGCTCGCCGGCATCTGATGCAGGGGTGTGGCGTTGTTGGCCAAAAGGAACTCTGATGCCGGATGCTTGGCGCTATAAAAATCCCGGAGAAGATCGCTGGTATTACGTCGAGAGCGACCCTCGCGATAGTGTCTTGCCTCACCCCGAAGCCGAGGTTCAGGCTCTTTACGTGGGCGACTTACCTGGTCGGTCCTCCGCTCTTGGCCAAGCAACGCGCTAGCCGTGCGGATCGACTATCGTAAATCCAGCTAGGCTTCGCGCATGAATTTTCGTTAGCCCGTGGCCGCTGTTTGCATCATAGGCCAGCCAGGTATCGCCGCCGATATGCTGTTCGAGGACAAAGACGTGGTGCCTTCGGACGGCCGCCATACCCGGCGCGGGCGCTGCTCGTGGAAACCGGAACCAGCTAGCGGCCCGCCATAGCTCATGGCGCATTGCGTTCCCGAAGATCCGCACAGCCGCCCCGCAGCCACAGAAGGCGCGTGATGGGCAACCAGATGGATGGGCTACAACAGCCCCATAACCCGCCAAATGCGCTGTCCGGTGCCTGTGACGGGCTTGGGCAGGCGATAGCAGGCAGGCAGCGCAAAGCGCCGCCAGAACAGCGGTTTTCAACATGTGATGCTTTCTGTTACTTGCCGATGATGGTCTTGAAGCCCATCCAGACGGCCCCAATGAAGCCGCCGGCAATAATCGTGACGATGGCTTTGAAGGAATATGCTTGCGCAGCTTCTGTGCTCTTGCGCCATTTTCGGAGATGGCGAAAATCGGCTTGGAGCTCCCTACGGTCGTCCTCTTCGATGCCGAATGAGGTTAGGATGGTGGCTATCGTCTTGAGAACAACCGTATCGATATCGTTGTTGTGCAGTCGTTGCTGTTCGGCCAGAACTTCCGCAATGATTTGCTTTATATCCTGCTCTTGCATTCCCCGAATTTCCTAGCTGTTAACTGATTGCCGCTAGGAAAAGTCCCAGCCTGTATTGAAGTTTACGCTTCGATATAGGTTAGGGCGCCCTCCGGTGCTGATACACCGGTGGATGCCCGCCTTTTCAGATGTCAAATTTTGGTATTGTGCTACATTCTTAGCGGGATGGTTTGCTGCGCTAACAGCTCGCCACCCCTAACCCGCCCAATGATTTGACCATTGAGAAGGCTGCCATATGCAAACTAAAACTTGTTCCGATTGCAAGACCGAAAAGACCATTTCGGAATTTGAGGTGTCCCGCTGGTATAAAGACGGCTACCGTGGACAGTGCCGATCTTGCCGCAATGGATATCAGAATATCCGTAGAAGGCGTCCCGAAGCACGCGCGTATTCATGGAAGCCAGACCCCTTGAAGGCTCGAAACAATCGGTTACGTGCCGTTTATGGTTTAGATCAAGAGGACTTCGACAGGATGTTGTCCGCGCAAGGTGGCCGGTGCGCAATTTGTCGCAGAACTCCCGACCGTTGCACAGCAAAAAAGCTCGCCGTTGACCATTGCCACAAAACAGGAAGAATCCGAGGTTTACTCTGTACCAGATGCAACAGTGTTTTGGCGCATCTCGGAGATAATGAAGAGGGAGTAGCGAGAGCGCTTTCATATATTAGCGAACCAGGGGCAACCTAGTTAGGCATGCTCAGACGTTTCCAGCGAATGAGCATGCCGCCTTGGTTTAGCCTGCCGCTGGCGTTCCAGCGTTCGCCGGGTTGTCCGGGTCGATCTGAGGCAGGACCGCAGCCCAAGCCGCATCGACTTGAGCGTCAAGCTGCTGAAGTGCCGCAGTCTGATCCGCCGTCACCGCGCCGCTGTTCTGCAATAGCGAAATAATGTTCTTTACGGCTGTGTAGACGGTCGAAACCTCATCGATGATGAACGGGAGCAGTTTGGTCAGCGCGCCGATAATTCCAGCGATGATGTCTGCCGTGGCCGCTGAAGTGCCGAGCAGCGGAACGAGCTGCTGAATGACGGCAAGAATCGCAATGATCGCTTCAGACATGTTATTGAGCCTTTGCTACGTTAATGGGAGCGGCCTGAAGCTGCTTAATCACAGCGACGATGGTGTTGTAGAGCGCCGCTGTTACGGGCTGTCCGGTCGTGATCGGCAACTCAATCTGAGCCCGGGCGGCATCGCCTGTCCTAACGGCCTTGATGACAATGCGACGGTTTGAAGCCGAGCAAACCGGCAGCGGGAACTTCTGCGCAATGCAATAGTTTCCGTAATTAGTTGCCGTTGCCTTGAGTGTGTCATAGGCGTTCGCCACGATAGCGGCCTGACCGCTGCTGACCGTGGTGGTAGTCGCATAGGTGTAAACGCCCTGAATTTCAGTAAAGGCGTTCTTGAGCTGTGCGCAGCCGCCGAGCGACAGCCCGACAGCCGCAAGGATCAGTAATTTACGCATTGAAGTTCCTTTCAAGCGGCTTTGCGCTGGCCTTCGAGCGCAGCGGTTGCCATTGCGGGATCGGTGATTGTGATGATCGCCTTGCCGTTTGGCGCGGCATTAACGAGGGCCTTTGGATTGGCGCCGATCGCGGCGGCCTGCCCGTTCGAGCTTGAACTTTTCACGCCCTGATAGGCCATATACAAAGCGGTCATGCCGCTGATCAGCGTTAGAAGGCTGTTTGCCGTCGTCCCCAATTCCTCGATGACAGTCTTGACTTGATCGAGCGTGACGCCAAGCGCTTGCAAATTCAGCATTGCAAATACGCCGCTGGCGACAGCAACCCCGTATCGGGTAGCCGTGTTGACTTGTGCCTGCGTTGGCAGGGGCATGATATTCTCCAATGATGTGAGGGTTAGGAAGTAAGAGCGTTATCGGTCCAGGCTTCGACCAAATCGTCGCGCGTTCCCTGGAAGCTGTTGATGTCAATGCCTTTAGTGAGAATGCCGGGCAGCGTGTGCGGCATCGGTCCGATACCGTCACCACAAAATTGCCAAAGCGTGGGCTCAACCCACGGCAACGGCTTTCCAGTGCTGTCTTTCATCTTGGCAACCGGGCCGTATTCGCAAAGCCAAAACGGGCATTCCGCAAACGTCTGCCTTATCTCTTCGCTGGCGTTGACAATCTGTTCCTTGACCCGATTGCCACTGTATAGCCATAGCGGCCGCCCAAGCATTTCCTTGCCGATCTGAAGGAACTGGACGGCCTGCGAAAGCGTCATTTGCGAGGCCCTATTGTCCTCCCAATCAAGTGCCATCAATGTGCGATAGTCAGGTTGCGCTACATCGAAGAAATGGTTGATCTGACCCTGTACCGTGTCGCCTGTGTTGAAGTGATAGGCACCGGTCAGGAGACCCGCGAGCCGCGCATTCTGGACACGTCGCGCATAGGCAGGATCGGAGACGCCTAACCCTTGCGTGGCCTTGTGGATCATTCCATAAATACCGGCCGACGCCATCGCGCGGAAATCAGCCGTAGGGTCCGTATGATGGGCATCGCTATAGAGCAGATCGCCGTGGAACAGGTCCACAACGCGAGGGAAGATTGCCATTGATATTCCCATGAAAAAACCGCCCGGAGGCGGTTTGAAAAGTCTGCTCTAAGCGTAGAGCGGTTTTCCGTGTTTAAGACGCCAATATAAAGTTGGCGTCGGCACTCCGAGAATTACCGAAGCGTCTGCAATTGAGACCTCTTCGCCGTTGACGCTGACTGTCTTGCTGTTTTGGCGATTGTTCGCCTGTTGCTTGGGCGTAGCCCAGCGGCAGTTTGATGGTTCGTAATTGCCGTCATTGTCTATGCGGTCAAGGGAACATCCACGTGGACGCGGCCCCATGTCAGCATAGAAGTTGGCAAATTCACTCCACCGTTGGCACACGGCAATACCGCGACCACCATGACGTGGATTCTCCACCTTATATCGACAGCGCCGATGCATAGACGACCACGTTCGGTATTCCGGCGTGCGTATCATCTTGTGCTTACCGGGCCTCGGTAGTTTGATTTTATCGGAGAACAGACAGCCGCAGGATTTGATTTGGCCAAACTTTACCGGCCCGGCTGCTGCAACGTGCTCGGTGGAGCAATCACAGGCAAACCTCCATATGCGCCGGCCGCAATCGCTCCTGAGAAATTCAATTGCTGTTAGTCGGTTGTATTTTTGGCCGGCCCGAATAGCGGATGGACGATTGCCATGCTTGGAGCATCCGCAGGATTTGGTGTGCCCCGACTTAAGCTTGGATGCGCAGACAACGCACTCTTTGCCGCACTCGCACCGACATCTGTATTTGTAGCCACTCCGATCCTTGGAGTGGTATTCAATTACGGTCAGTTTCCCAAACTGGCCGCCGCAAATCACTAAAGTGTCCATCCTGTAAAAATATCAACAGAGGCATGTAAGGTCAACAAAACAATAGCAATTCTCAAGATGTAATTGCAGACGATGGTCGGCTGCACGTTGGTATGAGCGCTGCCGGAACCCGTGTTTGCAACTGTGATGCTCGCCGTTCCAGTGCCGGAATTGGTACTCAATGCACCGGGAATCGTGTCGAGATAAGTAAACGACGCCCCGCTGCCCTGACTTGCGGTGTTGGTATGACCCGAATACGTATGCGTATGACCCGCATCCGTAGCGGTGTGGCTATGGCTTGCCAGTTCAGCCGTTGTCAGTGCGTGACTTTCGCTGCCGCCAACCGCGCCGAGCGCCGTCGAGTCGCCACCGAAATAGGTTGACGTTAGCCTGGTCGCGCTCGCTTCCTGCATGGCCGAAATGCGGCCTGTCTTGTCCGGCAAATTGAACGTCGTCGATCCGTTCCCCGTGCCGTAGGTCGTGCCCATAATCGAGAACAGCGTGGCATAGGTCGTTCGCGAGATCGCCTGCCCGGTCGGAAAGGCAAACGAACTGTTCGGCGTGGTAGATCCCCAGAAGTCCATCCCAGCGGCGAGCGGGATGACATAGGGGTTAACGGTATTGTGCAGATAGATCACGCCGTCAGAATTATTATAGAGGCCAATATAGGGCGTTCCCAAAATAAGCGTCCCAGTTGGCAGTGCTACGCTAGGCTGCATTCGGATGGGTTTTGCACCGAGTGAATCGACACTCAATGTCACATCGACGCCAACTGCGTTCGTGCTGGTCGCGTGAGGCGTGAACGCGATCACCTTCCCGTCAAGATGGGCGAGAGTATCAAATACCTGATAGGACGTGACAGTGTAGGCCGTGGAAGTGCCGCCCGTGACGATTGCCCCTGCAATGTCGTCGCGGTATTTCGCGGTTTCCGCCATCATGGCGCGGGCGCTGTCATTGACCGAGGACGGAGCTTGACCTTCCGCCCAATTGATCGCCGAAGACGCGCTTGCATTCGAGGACGCCGTTTGCGACCACGTATAGAAACCTTGAGACATTGATTGCTATCCTTGGGGGAAGATTGGCGCGCGGTTGGCGAGCGCGGCATGGAGGGCGGTAAGGTCGATCGGCTTACGCGGCGCGTAGAAGATTTGCGGGGCTTGGGCCATTTGCGGCGCTGGCATCTGGGCAAAGGCGGACGGGGCCGCTTGTGGTGCGGCCTGCTGCGGGAATATCGGTTGTTGCGGTTGCGGGATGGGCTGTGCAGGGGCGCTAGGCGGGCTTGCGGAAGTCGCTGATGCGGTTTGCTGGGGTGCTGGCAATCCAGTCCCGAACCACGCCGCCTCTTGCTGGCGACGATTAACGAGGCCCTGGTTAACCGCGCCGCCCGCCTTGTTGTATTGCAGAAACAGGTCTTTGGCCTTGTCGAGATCCCCGGCCTTGATGGCTTGCCCAAGCCCTGATTGCTGCCAGCCCGGTCCCGCGTTATATGTCAGGGACGTAAGGGCGGCGCGGACCCCGGGAGGAAGGTTCGGGCTAAAGGAATCGACACTAGCGGCGGCTTTGCCGGTTTCGTCTTGAAAGCGTTGTTCGTGAACCGCCTTTAATTGATCGGGCGGGATATTTTCATCGCCGGGCTGGGCTCTTGTGCCGTAGCCGGAACTGTTTTGTTTGTAATCCCATGATGCGGACGGGCTATAGCCTTCGAACCCCTTGATCGCGTCAAGGTATTGAGGCGCAAGCGTTTGGCTAGTATCTTGCGGCGCAGCGGCAGCCGGTTGAGCATCGCCGCCCGAACTGAATAGGGAGTCAAACAGGCTCATGTGGCTGTTATTCCAGACCTTTGTGATTTTCGGGGCGGTTTACTATTGGCAACAAGCGTTATCGACGCCAGATGACCCGAATAACGGCTATGGTTTAGCCCTGATCGGAGGTCTTTCCGCGTGGTTCGCAACTTGGCTACTAGGCAAGGCTATTGATTTTTGTCGGCGTAACTTCTCACGCCGTAAATGCCCGCCACCGCTGCCGGAATAGCGGCTTGCCTGCGGTGCTCAACGCGAGCTGCTTTAATAGCGCGATTGAACTCGGCCGGCGTCATCTTCGCAGGAAGATTGGCTGTGGCGAATGTCTGTCCCGCCGGAGTTTCGCGGCGAATTGCGTCTGCGGCCTTCCGCGCCGAACTCGCGACGGAGCGCGAGTAAAGAGCATTCGTCCCCCGGCCGGCAAGAGTGCCAACGGCCAACCCTGCTAAATCATTGCCGAAAATGTGACCGATGATTTCGCCAGCAACGGCCCCCCCTAGGCCATGACCCTTACCAAGCATGTTGGAAATATCGCGCAACGTGTTTTGCGTGGCCGTGCCCGCGTTAACTTTCTCTAGTTGCGCTTTCATGTCGTCAGATAGAAACTTGGCTTGCGAGCTGGTCAGAAAGCTATTCACCCTTTGCCGGATCGTATTGCCGAGATTTAGTCCCGAATTAGCGCCGGCCGCGCGCCGCTCGGCAATCGCCAAATTCTTGTCCAGCGCCTCGCCAGACCGAACACCTGTCCAGTTTTTATCCAGTTCTTTTAGCTGCGAGATAGTATCCGGCGAATAATTCTCAATTGCCTTGTCGATGCTATCCAGCGCCGTTTTGGTGCCCGCTGGATTGGTCCCAATGTTCTCTTTAAGTTTTGCCCGCGCGGCTAACAGGTCGGCCACGTCTGGCGCCCCTGCCGTCGCAGGCGTTTCCATTTGGTCTACGGTCGCATGAAGCTCAGGGGCGTTAATGGGACGCTGGTTCTTCAGGTTAAGGTCGGTTCTGACGGTATTCGCCACATCCCCAAGTGCCCCTTCTGGGAGCGGCTTCCCGACATTGGCATCCCTCAGTGCATCATAACCCGTCGATGTCTGCGACCTGAGAGATTCTGGGGCAATCGTCGCATTCTTGAGTGCCCGCGCATCTCCGAGAGCACCAAGTCCCTTCGACGCCCCATAGGCGCTTAAAAATGCCGAGGCAATGCGTGCGGGCGTCTCTAGCGAAGTGCCTTCCGTCAGTTTGCCTGCAACTTCGCTCCCGGCTGCCGGAGCCACAACATTAGTCAGCGCGGCCCGTCCGAGTCCTGCCGGAGAAGCGAGCGCCGCAGGATCAGCCAAGCCTAAGCTATATTCGCCGAACAGTTTGGCCCCTTTCCCGAGAAGGCTTTGCGGCTGATAATCCGGAGACACAATGGGATCAGTGACGCCCTGCCGCAGTTCAGAAGGATCGGGCGTATATCCCGCAAGCTTGGTCGCGAGATCACTGTTCCTGATGCGGTCGGCATCAAATCCAAACTTATTGCCGAGGTAGCTGGTCGCAGCTCCTAGTCCTTCACGAATAACGCCGGGGGTGCCGAGTACACCCAAGGTCTGATTGCCCAACCCAGCCGCAAGTCCCTTAACCGTATCTTCGCCGACACCAACCTGCGGGGCGGAATCTTGCGGCGATGCAGTCCCGAGATGGGTTTGAAGCATCTGGAAAGCCTGTTCTTTGGTCGCACCGTCAGGGCCGTCCACTGAATAGGTCTTGCCTTCCGGGGAAGTGAAATCAAAGGTTGCCATCAGTGGACCTTCACAGACCAGCCAGAAGGGAGCCCGCCCTGTCCACCGCTCGCATATCCCGGCAGCCGCGAATGAACTTTTGTCGTGATGGCATCGTTCTTTTCTTTATCGATGGTCGGCGCGTCCTCTTTGAATGTCTGTTGGTACATATGATTCAGAGAATCGCGTTTGCCGTTTAGAAGATCGACAAAATCGGAAATGCCACGGCGCAACTGATCTGGCGGAAGATCCGTGTTCGTCAGTTTGTTCCACGTAGACATGTCATGATCTGACAAGTGACCTGTATTGTAGGCGTTGGCGACCTCGTGACTGACGGCGGCCATATCATCGTTCACGGCCTGCATTGAATCGCGCAGTTTCGGATTTGTGTTGGCGTTAGTTGCCAACCACGACCTCGCGGCATTAATAGTCGGGAAGTTCCCGTTATATTTTGACAATTGCTCAAGATCATCACTGAGCTTGTCGATGTGATGCTGGGCCGTATTAAACGAACCGATTGCCTGACCGTTCTTGCCTTCGCCAGAGAAATCCTTGCGCATGGCGATCCGGGTCGGGATCAGTGTTTCGTCAAAGCTTGGATCAACGACCTTGGCAAGCGTAAGTATCGCCATCCGGGATTGAGCGCGCCCCATATTGGCAGGCACACCCTTTCCGGTAAGCAGGGAGTCAACGTCTTCCCGATAGCCGGTCGGAATCTGGTTTAAGAGTTGTTCTTTTGTCGCGCCGGAAGTTCTCATGGCCGAAATCTTGTCTGTCATCGCTTGCAAGCCCTGCGAGGCACCGGCGGCGGCATCAGAGCCAAGCGGCTTGCCGTTGATGGTCTGATCACGATCATTGACGAAGCCGTATTTCTTGCCCTGCAACGGGTCTTCGCTAATGACCTGATATTTTTCCTTATTTGTTAGGGCTTCCGGCAAAATGGTTTTACCCGCTTCAGGGTTGAGGACCGCAAGCATGGCCTTTGACGTGGCCTCCTGATCGCTCATCCCGCTTTGCCTAAGAACTTGGCGCGTAGCGTCGAACGTCGCGCGCAAATTTTGCTGCGCGATCGAACGCGAGTCGTTGCCGGTAAGTCTTGCGATTAGACCATCGGGATTGCCGATACGGCCCAAAATGCTGGTGCCGCCAAAGGCAGGTGGCAAAGCTGACTGCGCCTCCGGCTGACGGCTTTGGGCCGAAATATCCGTAGTCGGGGCCTGCATAGCAGGAAGCGGGCCGCCCTGTGTGGGCTGCGCGTTCGGAGGAAGTGCGGCAGGATCAGGTCCAGCGAATTGCTGGGCGTCCCCGATACGCGGCATCTGGTAATTGCCGACTGCGATAGGCTGGGCTTGATTTGGCGCATAGGTCGCCGGGTTGAATTGCGCTGCATCAAAGGTGCGGCCTGACGGATTAAATGGTTGTGGCGCGTTCGGCATCGCGTTGAAACGATCCGCAAAGCTCGCGGGTGCGGAAGGTGCGCCGTTCGGGCCAGATGGATATTGAGCGTTATCAAGCGGGCTCGGCTGGTTGTCGGGAAAGCCGATGCTCGGCTGATTCGGCTGATATTGGCTATTCTGCATTTGGGCAGTGCGCAGAAAATCTAGCAAGCCGCCGCCTTGGCCGCCGTAAGTGTCTGAATTGAACAGCGAGTCAAGCAGCCCCATCAGAGTTTCCCCAATCCCGAAAAGAGATTGCCCAATCCGCTCGAAACCATCCCAAACTGCTGCGCGCCGCTCATCTGGTTTTGCGTGTTGCCCGTCCCTGTCGATTGCGAGCCAAGACCTGCAATGGGAATGCCGATCTGAGCGAGCAGCCCCAAGGCTTGCACTGGAATGCCCCGGCGTTGGGCTTCCGCCTGCAAGGTCGCGTTGGCACCCGCGTTGTTCGCGTCAAGCGATTGCCCGGCCGCCGTGACGCCCTGCCCTTGGTTGGTGAGGTATTGCTGCTGAAGGCCTGAAAGGATGCCCGCATTGGTGTTGCCGGCGTTATAGAGGTTGCTTGCCGCGCCCTGCTGGTTCAGGACGTTCTGGTTGTATTGATTGGTCAGGATCGGCGCCATTCCGGCCGCAAGCCCCTGCCCTAGCGCCTTCTGGTTATAGCCGGAGCCATCGCGCCCGGCTGCGGCAAACGATCCGTTCACCTGCCCCGTGATCTGATCTTGCATCGCCTGAAGCTGGTTGCCGATTCCGGGCGTCTGCATCGGATCATAATTGGTATTCGAAGCAAGTGGGTTGGTCTGGGCCTGATAATTCTGATAATTCTGATTGACGTTGCCGGCCTGCGCATTCGCACCGCCGCCCGCGAGCAGACTGTTGGCATAGCCGCCGATCTGAGGCGCATACTGGCTGGCGAAGTTGTTGGCGTTCGATACCTGCGTATTGAGCGCACCGTTTTCCGCTGCGTTGACCGGCGTATTGTTAAGATCGGTTCCTACCTGACTTAGCATGCCGGAAAGAGCAGGCTGCGCAGCCGTCCACGGTGCCGTGGTCGATGACTGCGTTTGGTTCGCTGACGAAGTGCCGCCCATCAGGCTAGATCCTTTTCCATAATCACGTATTGGACGTGATAGTCTTTCAATTCACGCGCCCAGCCCTTGCGACCGTACAGACGAACGCATTTCGCGCCCTCGGCTTTGGCATATTGTTCAATGCGGGCTTTCAGCGGGAGCCAACGGTCTTTGCCGTGGCCGGCGCAGGCTGTCACTACTAGAACCGTCTTGCCCCTTATCCGGGTCAGATGCGTAGTTGCAGCGGCTTCAACGTGGTTAGAGATCGCCAACCAAAGCAATTGATCGCCCGCCAACACGTCGTATTCGATGTCTCGAAAATCGCTTAAATCCGTCCGCTCGATCGCGGAGCGGATCAACTCTTTCGCCTGCGGCCAAATCTGATGAACATTCTTTGGATTGACGCAAAGAAGATCAATCAAGGAAGGTCGCCGAAAGCCACGAGATCAAACCCCGCGGCGTCATCGGTCGTCACCAGATTAACCGTGTTCGTGGTTCGGGAAACAACGGTCCAGTTGCGAACGTTGGTGTTGGCACTGACAATGCAATGGTAGTTGGCCGAGGAAAACGCAGTTGAGAATGTCAGTGTTATATTGCCCGTGGAGTTTTTAACGATGCCGGAAACGCCGGTATTGGTGGTCAGCGTGTAAGTCCCGGCCGCTACCGTTACATACGCGAGCGCCTTCGGGTGCAACGGGTGGAATTTTTGCCTTCCCGGCGTTACCGCCAGAGTCGTGCTAGTGGCCGTCTCCTGATCCGACTGCGCCGCGACACTCCCCGAAACCAGAGGGCCGGCCTGCAAGGCAGTGATGGCGGACGTATTGGTCGCTATGTTGGCGGTATTTGTCGCTACATTCGCCGTGTTGGTCGCTACATTCGCCGTGTTGGTCGAAGTCTGCGAGGCCACCAACTGCTGGGATCGGATAATCTTCTTGGTGTCGGTTTCCTCAACACCAGGAACGTAAAGCGCCGTCATGTCGAACCAGACATTGCCGGATCAGGCTCGATACCAGCGGCATAAGTCCAAGCCGTTCCGGCCGGAATGCGCTGCTTGAACCTGATATAGCGGGCTTCGCGCCTTAAGTTGACATTGCCGGTTCGCGCCATCATCGCGATTTCGGTGCCTTGCGTCGGCGTGGCGTTCAAAGCCTGCCGCCATGACACAGAGCCATAGACGGTTGGCGCGTCGGTAATCGGGCGAAAGCCGTTGACGAAGATTTCAGTCCCAGCTGTGCCTTGCTCGGCGCTTTCTAGCGTGGCTTCTAGGTTGGTGCCGGTAAAGAAGCCCAGCTTATGCGAGCTATTGAACTGCGCGATCTGCGGCTGCACGGCGGTTGCGAACGAATCGAGGCTGACGCCAAGCGCGTCCAGAGATGCGGAAATGCTATCGAGGTTTTCCAGCGTTAGCCCGGTTTGCGAGACGCCGAGCAGATATTCCCCGCTCATGGCAATCTGAAACCAGCGGTCCAGTGCCGAGTCATAGCCGAGGATCTTGTCGTAAAGCCCGGTCGCCCCTGACACCGACTTGTAAGCCCAATAAATGCGGCTTGAGCGCGGATCGGCGGCCCCGATGAAAAGCTGCAAGTTGGCCTTGTCGAGATCAATCAGGAACGTCCGGTCAACCCGTTCTCGCCCGATCTGGACGGGAACGCCGCCCGGATCGATCTTGAAGAATCCTTGGCCGGCATAGAAATAGATCGTCGCCCCAGCCCGAATGATCGAATATGGCGCATAAAGCCCCATGTCCTGCGTGATGCGCTCGATCTGGAAGATAAACGCCGAGCCCGGAATGTAGGACATCCGGCGCATGGCCTGATCCTGGAAGATGGTCCCGAACTCGCCGCCGGCCACGCCGCGGACAATGCCGCCGTCCGGTTCGTCCTGAAAGTCAGAGCTATTGGTGCCCGAGGTCCATGAGGCCGAAGCGTTGAAGCTATTAAGCCCGCTCCATTGGATGCGATAGGGCTGTGAGAGAAGGCCGGACAGCACGAGAAACCGGCCGACCACTGAGATATAGGCCGCCTGCGGAGGCGAACCCAAAGCCACGCCAAAGGCGCTGGGCGCCGACAGATCGGTTACTTGCAACACCACGTTTTGCTGTGTGGCGAATACCAGATTGCCGGTTTGGGCGAATTGCCATTGCGCCGAACCCGTCAGCGCTGAATAAATCGAGGTGACGGACTGGACGCCAGACTGACTGCCACTGGTATTGATGACCGAGCCGCCCGGCGTAGCCGAGATTTTGAACGAAGACCCGGAAAGACTGGTCGCGCTGACGTAATAGGTCGTCCCCGCCGTTATCCCGGTCGGCAGAGCGCCCGTGGTCGAGAACACAACCGGGTCGTTAGCCGCGAAGGTGTTGGTATAGGTGACGACGCCCGGCGTTGCGATCGAGATCGTACAGACCGCAGGAAGGCTAACGTTCTTCCATGTGAAATCGGTGTTGTTGAGTTGGTAAAGCCTGTCGATCGTGCCGGCGAAGATAGCAATCGAGCCATCTGATTTCAGCGCATAAAAGCCGCCGCGGCAAGCAGCCGGAAGCGACCCGGTCAGCGTGGCGAAATCCTTGAACGGCCCGTAGCCATCGCCGCGAGGCAGCACGTTCAGGATGCTGTGGACGCTGGAGCCTTGATAGTCTGTTGTATCCGGGCGGAAGTCCCCCCATGGGATCATCGCGGCCATTAGGGCGTAACGTCCATGGTACGCACGGCCATGCCCTGCCGCTCATTGAAATCCAACATCGCGATTTCGTTGAATACCTCATCCCGGCGGGTCTTCCATAACGAAGCAGCCTCGAATGCCTGCCCCTTGTTGAAGGCATTGGCCTCGGTTAGCGCGCCGAACAGATAGGCGTCAGGGTGGTTGGTATAGAGCCAGTTCAGCCCCCCAGATAGCGCGGGCGTGCGCTGGAAATAGTCGAAGGTCAGGGGCGTATCGTCCGAAGGCGCAAGGCGAAGATTAGTGCCCTCGATCGTGAATAATACCGGAATGCCAGACGTGATATTGAGATATTGCGCATAGACGGTCGGAACGACATAGTTCAATTCATGAATGGGCTGGCCCGTCCATGTCACCCGGCGATAGCCGAGATAATCCGCCGGTATCGTCGCAACGCCGCTCGATGGCGTCAGCGTGGCAGTCGTCTCCTGAAGCCGGACCTTTAGCTTTCGGGCCGCCGCGCATTCAAACAGCGTTATAAAATCGGGGATGTACGCCGTGAGGTCGTCACGGGCCAGCCAGTTCGCGATCTGGGTTTGAAGGTCGGCATAGCTAGCGAGCGCCATCAGAAGACCCATCCCGTTTGCAGCTTCGGCTTTTCGACCTTGAGGTAAGCATAGTCCGGGTCTTGCAGCTTCTTGGCCACCAGCCGATCCCACTCGGGCGAATACATCTGAAGCGTCGTGTTGCCCTTACGGTGTTCCTCATAGAACCAGTTCAGCAGAACGATATTTGGGATGCGGTGCGTATGTCGCCCCCAGTCAGAGTGTTGATCTTCCGAGCGATTTTCTTTGTTGAGATCCAGGATCGGTTCAACGTCCTGCACGTTAACGAAGGTGAGACATCTCTCACCCTCGTCGATGTAAAGTTTGCGTTCCATTACTGGGTAATTTCCACCACAGAAACGGTCTGGATGGTCGGCGAGTAGATCGAAATCTTCTGCCCCGGCGTGACGGTGAAATGGTTTTCCCAATTTGGCGGGATCATGGCATCGGTCGTCGCCGCCGTGGGAGTTTGGTCGACTTTGGCATAACAAACCGCAGACGCCACGACACGGATTTGGAATGTCTGGCTACCGAACGCCGCCGAGGCCGCAGCCGTCGAAGTCGTTGCAACCGCTACGTTGTTGACAGTGCCGAGTCTGGCGCTGTCAACATTGGCAAAGCCTCGTGACATTGAGTTGTCTCCAAAAGAGAAAAGGCCCGCCCGAAGGCGAGCCAAGGTTTAGCTGCGACGAATAACGGCGTAGTAGTGAACGTGACCGCCAGCGGTGCCCGATCCGGTTGCGGCGAACTTGATTAGATCGCCTTCCAGACAGGTATTTGCAGCCGTAATGGTGGTATTGGCCGCAACGCCGTTGGCAACGGTGCCAGAGACGGCAGCCGCGTCGAGATCGCCAATAGCGGAACTGGACTGGGTGATAACCCAGTTGCCACCAGTAATCGCCGTTCCAGCGATGGAGACGGTAACGGTAGCATCGGCCGTGGACACAACGCTTCCGATCATCGAGCCAACTTCCTTGATCGTCCCCTTGAAGGGAGCGCGAAGAACGCCCGCGATGCCGGTCGCAACACTTAACGCCGTGGTCGTAACCACCACCTCGTCGAGAGGGTGCGCAATAGGTAGAGCCATTTAAGTAGCCTCCAAGAAAAAGGGCGACCCGAAGGCCGCCCATAAGGTTGATGATAAGAGGCTAAACGACTAGCTGCTTGTCAGGTCGAAAACGCCGCCGGAGGCTTTTTCGTTGCGCGATTCAAGCGTATACTGGCACAGCACCGTTTCCGCGTCGCTGTCGCCGGTCTTTGCCAGCTTGTAGGTGTAGAAGTTACGACCGGGCAATGGTGCGTAAGCCCACTTGTCCATTTCGAGCACGAGAACATCCCGCGTCCGCATGAACAGGTCAGGCACCACGGAAAGCGTGCCGAAGTCGGAGGTATAGACATCGACCGCTGCGGTGATCTTCTTGTCGTTCGCGGCCTGCGTGGTGGTGCCACGGCCCGTGAACATCGAAAACGCCTGCTTGTTAAACGAACCAAGCAGAACCTTGGTAGGACGGCCGCCAGAGTCATAGCACTTCTTCAGAACGCCCTTAAGCTGGGCTTCCGTGAACGCGCGCTGAGTGCCATCGGTGCGGAGCGAGGTGCCGTCCGCCGCAGTCGGGTCAACGCCGGAAGCGCCCTTGTCGGTGTTGGTCTTGATCCACGACAAAGTGTCGGCAAGCTTCGGAGCGGTAGACGTGTTGCCTGTAGCCGCCGCTTGGTTGGCGCCGGTCAGGATCGCTTCAATATCGCGCTTCAGCTCCATGCCCTTGAGCATGATCTGATAATCCATTTCGTTGCCTCGGCCAGCGTGGTCAACTGACTGCTGAGTGCCGGTCACGCGCGGGGTTTTACGCGAGATCTGGCATACGTTGTTCAGACGAACGGTTACCGTGGTCGCGTCCGCTGCATAGCTGTCGTCGCCTTCCAACTGCGCGTTGGAGGTAGAAGCCGCCGCGAGCGCCTGGGTCTGCCATTCGTGCTTGGTGGCGGACGCCTTGGAGCGCTCGATGCCCGAATAGAAGGGCGTCAGCGTAGGATCGATGCGGTAGATATCATCGCCGAGATCTTCCCGATTGCCGATTGCGACCATCGAGGTGAGGGCGGAAGTTGCGAGTCCCATAGTAGTTATCCTTTCCTGCCGGCGGCCCTTCGGAGTCCGAGGATTTGCGCGCTAATTCTGATGGCGCGGTCGCCGCTGGCGTTTGCGAGTTGTTTGGTGAGGGCTTGGATTTGCTGCGAGACGCCAGAACTGGCTGGTTTCGCAGTGCCGGGACGCTGGACGGGAGGAAGCGGTTTAGCCGAAGCGGTTTTCGTGGCGCTCTGGATGTCGGCTAGTTTCAAGCTGTCGGCGACGAGTTGCTGAAACCGATGGTCGTAAATGGAGAGCTTTTGCTTGCCATTGGCGTAATCGTTCAGTTCGTCTGGCTTGAAGCCGAGATCAGAGAGCCTTTCGGCCGCTCGTTTCATCAGCGCGGGGCCTTTGTCCTTGTCTGCAAGCTCCGGGATCAGGTCGGCCGCAAGAGCATTTTCCGCATTGACGTGGTTCGCCCATTCGGATTGCTGTTTTTGGCTCTGCTGAGACTTGGCCCTTTCCGCTTCTGCGTGGACAGCTTGCAGCTTTGTCTGGTGCGCCTGCCATTGCAGATATCGAAACGGGTCATCGTTCGCCAAGCGGGTAACGTCATCCACGGATCTGATATCCGCGAATGCCGATTGCTGGGCGTCCTGTAGGGTTTGCATCAAGGCCGGTAGCTGGGCCTCGTACTGCTGCTTTGCCTTTTCCGCCGCTTCACGCTCGGCCTGGATGGCCTTGCGCTGTTCAGCGATCTCGTTCTGGACTCGGCGCACCTCTGCACTGTCTTTGCTGGCCCGCTCTGTCAGGTATTTCTGGGTTGTGCGGGGTAAAGCGTTCCAATGCTCGGCTTGCTCCTTTGTCCAAGACCTCGGCAGGGCGAGTGGCGGTTCTGCAACCGGGTCGTCCTCCTGCGTCTCGCCGGTAGGCTGATCTGCATCAGCGGCGGCGTTGCCCTCATCGGGCAATTCTTCTTGCTCAACCGGAGCGGCTTCAGCCTTCTCGACGGGAGCGGGATCTTCTTTCTCTTGTTCGCGTTGGCGGCGAAGTTGGACCGCTTGTTCTAGGGATAGCTCGCTTGCGCCATCGTCCACGATAGGAATAACGGCAGCAATAGGCGCTTCCCCGCCCGTTTGGGCGGCGACTTGTTCAGACATAAATCTTCCTTGGGTTGGCCTGCTAGGACGGGATCATATGATGCCAAACCGCTTTTTGCGCTCTTGGCCTTCAATGAGGTTCTTTAGGTCTACTTCGGCTAACTTGCCGCTGTCGTGAGTGACAACCAGCGCCATCATCAGTTTCTCAAGCAGGTTGACGGATTGCCAAACCCGCTCACGTTCATCTGGCGTTTTGCTCTGCTGCCAAAGCCGTATCAGTTCGTTGCGGACGCTTTCGGTGGCGGAGACGAAAGCCTCGTTTTTAAGCAGGCTATCGGCCCGCGCGCCGTCCATCCGCGCTTTAAGCAGCTTGTCGTCGTTCACCCAGCATTCCCTTTATCTTGTCGCGCACGCTGGCAATGCAGGGCGACCAGTCATCCTGCTTTTTCTGCCGGATCACTCTCGCGCTGTCGTACCAGAGCGTCTTTTCGCTGTTCCGGTTCCAGCGCCAGTCCGAGTGATTGGTACAGAGGATGAAAACGGGCTTCCCCAACGCGCCGGCAACGTGAGCAACCGCTGTATCCACAGTGACAATCAGGTCCAGCGCAGCAATCAATCTCGCAGTATCGCGCCATGTATTTGCCAGCGGTTCGAGGTTTGCGACAAACCCGTCATAGCCCAGCGCTGTCACCTCAAGCGCCGCGCCGCCCTTCTGCAAGGAATAGAATGCAACGCCGGGAATATCGAATAGCGGACAGAACTCGGAGAACGCGATCGAGCGATGCGCGTCCATGCCGTATTCGGAATTACCGCGCCACACCAAGCCGATGTTGAGCTTGCCGCGTTTGGGTAGTTCATGCGGTTCGGCCTTGAAATATGGCTTCCCGCTTACTGAAGCGTAGTCGATATCGGTGCGCCAGGGGACCGACATAGATCCAACGACGTAATCGCACTCGAAAGGACCAGATAATGGGACAATGCCATCAATTCTGATATTATCGGCAACCAGATCAAGGAGTCCGTCAGCAGGCCCGCAAAGCAGGACTCGATCGGCACCAAGCTCCCGAAGTCTCGGGATGTATCGGCAGAATTGGACGAAATCTCCTTGGCCTTCTTCGTGGTAGACGACAATCGTTTTGCCATTGAGATCTTGACCCTTCCAATACACCACATCGGGTGGCAGCTTTTGCTGGGCAATCAGCTTGCCGTTGTTCTTTAAGCGTTGCGCCGCGCACTCTTTGCGGATTTCAAACTGCCGGAAACCCTCTTGCAGGTCGCCCGACGCCAGCGTGGCAATCGCCCGGTCTTTCAATATCTCAGGATCGCCAGTAACCTTATAGGCTTGCATGTAATAGTCACACGCCTTGCGGTTTTCGTTCAGCGCACGATAGGCAATGCCGACATGATGCAGGAACCGGCCGCGCCATTCATCGTCAACCAGCGGCAACCCCTTCAGGTATAGTTTCAGCGCTTGGTCGAAGTGTCCGGTGCGGTGCAGCGCAGACGCATAGTTGAACAATGCGGAAATCTGTTCCGGCGCGATCTCATAGGCTCGTTTTGCGAGCGGCAGATAGTGTTTCCCGTATTCAATCTTTTGCGCGATGTTGGCATATTGACCGACCAGCGCCGCAGTGTCGTCAGGGTTGCGGATCAGTTGGTTACAGGTGGCGCGGTAGTTCTCGACGTTCACGCGGCCTCTTTCATCACGCCAATATTCTCCAGCGTCTTATCGTCCCTGTGGACCGCCAGTATGTTCATCCCGCTCGGGA